CGCACATTGCTGAGCACGTTGCGTTTGCCTACAGAGCCAAGATCGAGAAAGAGTTGGGCGTGGAGCTTCCGGGTCCAGACGAGAAACTGCCTGAAGATATCGAACTGCGTATCTCCAGACTGGCGGCACCAGCCGCAGAACAAGTTACCGGCAAGGCCCAGATGATGGCTCAAGCCGAGCAAAACGCTAAACAGTCGCAAGACCCGATTGTTCAGATGCAACAACGAGAGTTGGCGCTCAAAGAACAGCAGGCGGCGGCTAAGGCGCAAACCGATATGGCTAAGGTCCAAGTCGATGCACAGAAGGCTGAAGCCAAAACCATGCTTGATCTGGAAAAACTGGATCAGCAGGAACGCTTAGAAAGCGCAAAGATCGCCGCCAAGGTGGCGATGCAGGAATCCAAGGATGAAAGCCAGCAAGAGATTGAGGGCTTCAAAGCTGGATTTAATCTGATCAGGGACACCCTAGATGAGCAAAAAGGCAACGAATAACGTCTTAAAGGCCATACAAAATGACCTTAGGGCGCAAATGAACGAAGTCACGGACCACCTTGCACTGGGTGGCTGTAAGGACATGAGTGAGTACTCCCGCAATGTGGGGATCATTCAAGGCTTGGCGTTTGCCGAGCGGATACTCCTAGACCTCGATGAGAGGCTGGAGCGCGAGTAATTCGTTACATGTTGTAACGCATGGTGACGCCAGACACCGACTTCTGGTGCAGGAAGGAAACTATGACCGAAGAAGATGCGCAGGTTGCCAAGCAACTGCCTGAGCCCAAGGGCTACAAACTACTGATTGCTCTCCCTGAGCCGGACGAAATGACGGAGGGAGGCATCCTCAAAGCAAGAGAAACCATGCAGATGGAGGAGATTGGCCCTGTTTGCGGGTTTGTCATGAAGATGGGCGCTGACGCCTACGGAGACAAGAATCGTTTCCCGAGCGGCCCATGGTGTGAGGAAGGAGACTGGGTGCTGATGCGCTCATATAGCGGAACGCGGTTTAAGGTTCATGGCAAAGAATTTCGCCTGATCAATGACGACAGCGTTGAAGCGGTAGTTGAAGACCCGAGGGGGATTGTGAAGGTATGAGCGAAGAGCAGATGGAAGAGCAGGGCATGTCCTCAGAGGACAAGTTCTTTGGCGTAAAGACGACCATTGGCGGTGAGAAAGCCAACGATGTTGACGTTGAGGTTGTAGATGACCGACCCCCAGAGGATCGCCGCCCTCCGGCTAAAGAAGCTAGCAAGGAGGAAAGTAGCGGTGATGATGAACTGGAAGGTTACTCGGATAAAGTTAAGAAGCGAATCAACAAGCTCCGCTATCAACAGCATGAGGAGCGACGACAGCGGGAAGCCGCTGAAAAGATGCGTGAAGAAGCTGTCCGAGTGGCGCAAAAGTATGCGGATGAGAACAAGAAGTATCACGCGATCATCCAAGAAGGCGAGCAGTATCTGGTTCATCAGATCCGAGAGCGAGCTAATCTGGCTCTGGAGCAAGCTAAAGGTCAGTATCGCCAAGCATACGAAGAAGGAAACACGGATAAGGTTGTCGAAGCCCAAGAGGCTATGATGCGTGCGCAGGCTGAGTTTAGCTCTGCCGATCAGCAGTTCAATCAGATTGCGCAAAACAGAGAGCAGTGGAAGCAGTGGCAACAACAGCAACCGCCACAGCAACCCGCTCAGCAACCTGTCCAGCAACAGCCGGAACCACAACAGCCCCCACAGCCAACAGAGAAAGCGGCTAGATGGGCTCAGGAGAACCAGTGGTTCGGGCAGGAAAAGGACATGACCGCTCTGGCGTATGGCGTCCATGAGCGGTTGGTCAGAGATGAGGGATATGACCCCAACTCTGATGAGTACTTTCAGGAAATTGATCGCACCATGCGGTCCAAGTTTCCCGAATACTTTGGTGGAGAGGAGACCTCCTTTGAGGAGCCTGCCGCTAAAAGTCCCCCCGTGGTTACAGCGCCTTCCTCGCGGAATAACGGCGCGAAGCCACGCAAGGTGAAGCTGACTCGCACTCAGCTAAGTCTAGCCAAGAGGCTCGGACTAACACCCGAACAATATGCCAACCAGCTTGTTAAGGAGGCTCAGTAATGGCAGAACAGCGCACTAAAAGGGACGCAGAGTCCAGAGAAGTTGAAACAAGACCTAGCGATTCGTGGATTCCGGCCTCCGTATTGCCGACCCCCGCTCCGCAAGACGGATGGGTGTTCCGGTACATACGCACCAGCACATTGGGCCATGCGGATAACACGAACGTTTCCCAGAAGTTTCGGGAGGGGTGGGTTCCTGTCAAAGCAGAGGACCATCCTGAGCTTGAGGTGATGTCTGATATTGATTCCCGATTCAAGGGAAACATTGAGATCGGTGGACTTCTCCTGTGCAAACAGCCAGAGGCTAATGCACGGGCGAGAGACGACCATTTCCAGAATGTCGCCAACAGCCAGATGGAGTCTGTGGACAACAACTTCTTAAAGCAAAACGATCCCCGAATGCCCGTTCTCAATCCTGAGCGGTCAACTCGGACTACCTTTGGTCGAAGTTGACTTCGGTTGACCGGAGAGCTTCGATCTTAACTCTAAGTATGGAGACTAAAGATGGCTACATCAGCTACTCCGATGGGTGCGGAGCCCGTAGGCACGCTTAGTGCTTCTGGCTCCTTCACCGGAAAGGTCCGCCATATCAAGATTGCGAATGCTTATGACACGTCAATCTTTTATGGCGATTTCGTCAAGCTGGTTGCGGCTGGGACGGTAGAAAAAGCGGCAGTTACGACTGCGGCTGTGGCAGGCACTGTCGGCATTTTTGTCGGTTGCGCTTACACCGACCCCAACACCAACCAAAAAACATTCAGCCAGTACTTCCCTGCGGATACTGCGGCGGATGATATCGTGGCGTATGTCGCGGATGATCCCAAGCTCGTATTCCAGATGCAGGGCGACGGAAGTATTGCTCAGACTGGTCTGGGTAATAACGTCCAAGCTATCAGCACTGCTGGATCAACCTCTATCGGCAGGAGCAAGAACGCTCTTGACGCTAGTTCAATCGCAACAACCAACACGTTCCCGCTTCGTATTGTGGACTTCGTGGATGGGCCGACAAGCTCTGTAGGTGACTCGTTCACCGATTGCATCGTCACCTATCTGCCGACGAGCCATGCTTACGAGACGGCACTTGGCGTTTAAGGAGGTCTAGGTAATGGCTATTTCACGCGCACAAATGCTGAAAGAACTGCTCCCCGGCCTGAACGCCTTGTTCGGTCTGGAATACGAGCGGTACGATGACGAGCACACGATGATTTACGAAACTGAATCATCTGAGCGTTCGTTTGAAGAAGAAGTGAAGCTGTCCGGCTTTGGTGCCGCACCAGTTAAAGCTGAAGGCGCGGCCATCAGCTATGACTCGGCGCAGGAGTCGTTCACTGCTCGCTATAACCACGAAACCATCGCCCTTGGCTTCTCCATCACTGAAGAAGCTATGGAAGATAACCTGTATGACTCTTTGTCTGCTCGTTACACCAAGGCGCTGGCTCGGGCTATGGCTCACACCAAGCAGGTTAAGGCGGCTAACCCCCTTAACAATGGCTTCACCTCGTTCAACTCTGGTGACGGCGTAACGCTGTTCAGCACGGCTCACCCGCTGGTAAACGGTGGAACAAACTCCAACCGTCCTACCACTGCGGCTGATCTGAACGAAACCTCGTTGGAAGATGCTGTGATTAACATCGCCGCATTCACCGATGAGCGTGGACTGCTGATTGCGGCTCGCCCCCGTCGTTTGATCGTTCCACCCGCACTCCAGTTTGTAGCAACTCGCTTGCTTGAGACTGAAGGTCGAGTTGGCACGGCTGACAACGACATCAACGCCCTTCGCAACAACGGTTCGATTCCGGAAGGCTACTCTGTCAACCACTTCCTGACAGACACCAACGCCTTCTTCATCATTACCGATGTACCGAACGGCATGAAGCACTTTGAGCGCACCGCGCTTGAGACTTCAATGGACGGAGACTTCGACACAGGAAACGTGCGCTACAAAGCTCGCGCTCGTTACTCGTTCGGCGTTTCAGATCCGCTGGGCATCTACGGCTCACCCGGAACGTCCTAAAACTAGAGCCGCCTTCGGGCGGCTTTTTCAGTCTCGGTTGGCAACGCCCCGATATACAATCGTTGCACTTTCCTGACTAATTGTTCCATGTGGAACATTAGACCAACCCAAGACAGGAGGACATCATGGGTACTACTACTTTCTCCGGGCCTATTAAGTCTGGAACCATCAAGGACACCACTGGAACCACAGTTGGCACCGATAAGGCCAATGTTGGTTTTGTGAAGTGCGCTCAGACAGCAAGCTGGACGCAAAGCACCACTGCCGCTGACACGGGGATTGTTGTTCCCGCCAACAGCCAGATCACCGAGATCACCATTTATATTACGACGGCTACCGCCGCCGCTAATATTTCAATGGGCACCTCTTCTACGTCAACGGAGTTGTTTACCGCACTAGCCGCAGGTACTGCCGCCAACGTAATTCACCACGGCTCTGACGGCACAATCACTGACGCAGATACGTGGGTAGATATCGGCTCTTCTGATTTGCCGATTTTTATTGACTTCTCTGCCGGTTCCAGCGGTGCGGGTTATGTCACTGTCGAGTACATTCAGGGCATCAACAACGCCTAATAGATAGACTACAGGGGCGCAAGCCCCTTTTTTGGAGGGCTAACCCTTGAATAGCTTATCTCAGATTCATCAGGCTCACATTCACGAAAGTGGGTTCGCCCTTTCGGGTCGAGCCAGACTAAAGGAGTTCTCTGTAGTTGGTAGCGCCAGCGCAGGGATACTGGATGTGTTTGACACGGACACTGCGCCAGAGACGGGAACGTATGCTCAGTCGGGAACCACCGTCACGGTGACAGATTCGGGTCATGGCCTTGCGTCTGGAGACATTGTGGGCATAGCGTTTTCGTCTGGCACTGGCGGAACGGCGCATCCGGGCAACTACGAGATTACCGTCACGAGCGCCAATGCGTTTACGGTCACCATGCTTAATAGCGACACCATCACAGGGACGCCCGCATGTCGATATGTTGCATATACGCCCGGAGCAGGAACCACGCCAAAGCGATGGCTTATGACCAAGGAAACGGCGGCGGCAGACACTTACGTCAATGTATTCCAGATGCCTAATGAGGGGTTTATTGTCAGCCACAAGGTTTACATGAACATCTCTAACATGGCCTCAGTAGACGTTTTCTACGAGAACTAATATGCGCCTGTATTACAAGAAAGGCGGCAAGACGAAGTCGAGGGTAAACGAAGCTGGAAATTACACTAAACCCAGTCTGCGTAAGCGTCTATTCAACAAGATCAAGGCAGGCGGTAAAGGCGGAAAGCCCGGACAGTGGTCAGCCCGAAAGGCGCAGATGCTTGCAAAGCAGTACAAGTCAGCGGGTGGAGGCTACAAGGACTAATGGCGCTCAAGAAGTCGCAAAAGTCCCTCAAGAAGTGGACCAAGCAGAAATGGCGTACAAAGTCAGGGAAGCCGAGCACCCAAGGCTCGAAAGCAACGGGAGAAAGGTATTTGCCTGAGAAGGCGATAAAATCGCTCTCGTCAAAGGAATATGCCGCCACCACCCGCAAGAAGCGGGCGGACACCAAGAAGGGCAAGCAACATTCCAGCCAGCCAAAGAAGGTGGCGAAGAAGACAGCGAGGCACCGTAAGTAATGAGACTCTATTACAAGAAAGGTGGCCGCGTTGATAAGGGCGCGATGGCCTGCAACAAGCCTAAGCGAACCCCCGGCCACTCCAAGAAGTCGCACATCGTGAAGGCGTGCGAGGGTGGCAAGGAGAAGATTATTCGCTTTGGACAGCAGGGCGTGAAGACAAACCAGACGGTTGGTCAGCGCAAGGCGTTCAAGTCTCGCCATGCGAAGAATATCAAGCGCGGCAAAATGTCTGCGGCGTACTGGGCTGACAAGGTCAAGTGGAGTCCAAGCAAGACCAAGTCAAAGTCCAAGAAGTGGAAGAAGGGTAGCTAGATGACCATCAGCAGGGCGCAGGCCGCACAGCAGACAAGGAACGCTCCCGCCTCTCGCAAGGTGAAGAAGGTCATGAAGGAGTTTAAGGACGGCAAACTCAAGTCCGGCGGCTCTGGTAAAAAAGTTAAGGACAAGAAGCAGGCGATAGCCATTGCGCTGTCCGAGGCCGGTGTCAGCAAGAAGGCTGGCGGCGGCAGAATACCTCCGGCAAAGTGCAGAAACGGTATCGCTGTGAGGGGTAGGACTAGAGGAAGGATGGTCTGATGGCTACAAGCGGAACGACAAACTTCACGCTAGACCTTGCCGACATTTTTGAAGAGGCATTTGAGCGGGCAGGCTCCGAACTGAGAAGCGGTTATGACTACAAGACCGCTCGCAGGAGCTTGGACTTGCTCATGCTTGAGTGGCAGAACCGTGGTCTTAACTTGTGGACAGTAAGGGATGCGACCCAGACACTGACCGCAGGCAC